TACTTTGAGTTTCATGCAGTACGGCGTTTTGAGGAAAGGCTCAAAACATTTTATGACAGGAAGACGTTTTTACAAAAAAGGTGATAAAGCATGGCGAATGAACTTCCCGAGGGAACACTTCAGTACGCACAATCGAAGATTGCTAACTTGTTAACCCCACAAGAGGAGTCGCAAGAAAGCGATCCACCTGACGAGCAAGCCGATCAGCAAGATCGAGAGGCCGCTCAACATGACCTAGAAGGTCAGCCCGAAGAGGAGTTTTCTAATTCGGAAGAGGAATCCCCAGACTACAACGAGGAAACCGAGGAACCCCGCACTTTTACGATTAAGGTCAGAGGCCAAAATCGAGAAGTTACCGAGGAAGAATTGGTCAAGCTCGCTAGCATGGGTGAGGACTATACGATTAAGACACAGGATCTCGCAGAACAGCGACGGAGACTTGAGGCGATCACCTCAGAATCCGATGCTGCTAGGGCAAGAATGTCACAACTCTTACCCGAACTCGAAACCAATCTTCAATCGATTAAGAAGCAACTAGAGGCCGAGCCTGATTGGGACAAACTTTATGAGGCTGACCCGGTCAAAGCCAGTAGGTTACAACGCGAGTTCGACCGTAAAAAAGTCGAGAACGCTGAACAGTTGCAAAAGGTGCGAGAAGAGCAGCAGCTTTCACAAGCTGAAGAAGACAAGCGTCTCGCGCAAGCAAGGAACGATTATCTTGTTGAACAAGGCAAACAGTTACTAAGTCAAATTCCTGAGTGGAAAAATGACAAAACGGCTGTGTCTGAAAAAACAGAAATCGAAAAGTGGGCATTGAGCAGTGGTTTCCTCGATCAAAACCAACTCAATAACATTATCGATGCGGGATCGGTGGTGATGATGCGAAAAGCCTGGTTGTATGACCAAGGCAAAACCCGCGTTAAGAAACAACGATCTCAAACATCAAAGACCCTTTCACCAGGATCTAAAGGCTCGGCTCCTAAACGCGATGTCCTGAAAAGTAAACGTGAAGCGTTTCAAAAATCAGGCAAAGCAAAAGACGCTCAACATTTAGTTGAGTCAATTCTTAATCGAAAATAGGAGTAACGCTCATGGCGATTAAGTGCAATTGATCCTTTTACTGGCGACAGTAATCGAATAACTCCGTGAATTGTCAAGGAAGCCCTAACGTCAAGCCGAGGGTAACTTGCAGCGAAGCTAATCAGGAATGATTAGAACGTTCAGAGACTAGGTATGAATCCAGAACGGATGATAAATACCCACGAGCGCGGAGCATCCCTAGAGGATGATGACATAGTCCGAGCTATGCAGAGATGCATAGAAGTAGTAATTAAAAAATCTACGTTAACAAACTGGTAGCAAACACTTTCACCACTTATGATGCGAAAGGTATCCGTGAAGATCTTGCTAATGTGATTAACCAACGTTGATCCTTTAACTGGTAACAGTTATAGCAAATTCCGTGAATTGCTGGAAAATCCTACGGGACAATCGGCAGCGAAGCGCGCTAGGAATAGCGTGAACGTTCAACGACTAGAGTACGGAGTCCAGACCGGACGGTAAAACTCCAAGAGCGCGGAACATCCTTTGGGATGATGAGATAGTCTGAGCTATGTGGTAACACATAGAAACGGTAATTAAAAAAGCCGTGATAACAAAACTGTACGACATCAGCAAAGAAGAAACACCCTTCATGAGTAACATTTCCAGTGAGTCGGTGAGTGCAACAACGTTTGAGTGGCAAACCGATGTGCTAGCAAGTGCAGACGGTACAAACGCAGCAATAGACGGCGACGATGTCGCAGCCTTCACTGCCGTTGTACCAACGGTTCGTCCATCGAACAAAACTCAGATAGCTCGAAAGACGTTCATCATTGCCGATAACCTCGGCTTTCAAGATTTAGCAGGCCGCAACTCCGAAGTGGCTTACCAAATCACTAAGAACGGAAAAGAGCTAAAAAGAGACATAGAAGCAATCTTAACCTTCAACATTATCCCTACTGCTGGCAACAACACTACTGCCAGACGCACGGGTGGATTGTCTGCTTGGTTAAGCACTAACTCTGTGTCTAACACTGGTGGCGCATCAGCGGGAGCCAATCCTGTACTGACTGCGGGTATACCAACCACTGCTCAAACAGAGGGAACCAAGCGAGCAATCGCTGAATCCTATCTACAAACTGTTGTCCAGAATTGCTGGACTAACGGTGGGCAGCCAAGCATGGTCCTTTGCGGAGCGCATAACAAGCAGGCTATTTCGGCCTTCACTGGTATTGCGGCTCAAAGGTTCCAGGCTCCATCAGCAGCAACCACAATTATTGGCGCAGCCGACGTTTACGTCAGTGATTTCGGTGAGCTAAGTATTGTGCCAGATCGCTTTATACCAGCGCGAAACGTATTCGTTCTAGATCCAGAATACGCAGGCATGGGTACATTGCGAGACATTCAAGTCGAAGAACTTGCAAAAACTGGTGATGCTTCCAAGCATCTAATGCTTTTTGAAGGTGGCTTGATAATGAAGAATGAAGCGGCGCACGGCGCAATTTACGATAACACAACATCGTAAAAACGTTTCAACTGTGAAAGGGGAGCCTCGGCTCCCTTTTCTTTTTGGAGAATTTATGAAACCGCGAAAAGGCAAAGCCAGAGTCAAGGTCACGGCTAGCGGAAAAAAGGTTAGCTACGGGCAAGCTGGCAAAGCTAAAGGCGGTGGGCCAAGAGTTAGACCCGGTACGTCAAAGGGCGATAGTTATTGCGCTCGATCCCTGGGTATCAAGAAAAGATTAAGCAAGAAGCAGCAAAACAATCCCAACACCCCCAACAATTTAAGTCGTAAGAGATGGAAGTGCAAAGGAGCTAAAAGTGGCAAGTAAAAGAGGTTTATACGCCAACATCCACGCTAAAAGAAACCGGATTAAGGCTGGCTCAAACGAGCGAATGAGGAAGCCTGGTAGTAAAGGCGCGCCCACAGCAAAGGCATTTAAAAAATCGGCTAAAACTGCAAAGGGAAAAAAATGAAAAAGATCCTAGACACAGACCCGGAATCAGGTACTACCAACGTTTTCCATGCGAACGAGCATGACCAGACGTATGCGGTTGAGACAAGGCAAGACGTTTCCCAAATTATTACTGACGCGACTCAGCTAAGAAACGAAACAGACAGGAATACTCGGTACGGGGAGGGCATGACTAAGGTCGCTTCAATCCCGATGAGTATCTATGCCGAGTGGCTAGCGAAGGGCTGGACAAAAGATCAAAAGAAAATGAAGCAACTGCTAAACGATCCAGATCTAAGAAAGTTTAGGACCAGACAAGGACAAATCTAGTGGCTACTAATTTCGGTGAATTGAAAAGCGAAATCGCTGATACGTTGAACAGGACCGACTTAACCTCGGTTATCCCAACGTTTATCAAAAGCGGTCACGCTAAGATCAACAGAGAATTACGCACCAGGCAAATGATCCAGAGAGCGACTGCCTCTGTGGATTCGCAGTACACACAATTGCCAGCCGACTTTCTCCAGGTCAGAGATATTCGGCTGAATACAGACCCGGTACAGAATTTAGAATTGATTACTGCCGAACAGCAAAACCAAGAGCGGCAGAGATTGGGGAATACCTCTGGTAAGCCTCGATACTTCACGATTGTCGGAGAAACCTTTGAGGTCTTTCCTACACCAGACGCGGCTTACACCTGTGAGCTGGCCTACTATCAAAAGATACCAGATTTCTTTAGTGCGGATGCGGACACTAATTGGCTGCTGACAAAGGCCACGGATATTTATTTATACGGGAGTTTAGTTTACTCAGCTCCCTATCTAAAAGATGACTCTAGAGTGGTTGTTTGGCAAACACTCTACACCGATATTTTAAACAGCCTGGGTACTGAAGAAGAGAAAAGCAGATACTCAGGCACAACCCCTCGAATGCGACATAGGAGCTTTGGCTGATGGCAGGCACTAGCGATTATTTAGAAGCGGCGGTATTAGATGCTGTCCTAAGAAACACAAGTTACACATCCCCAACGACTGTATATGTAGCCCTCTACACCAGCGATCCTGGTGATGATAATTCTGGAACAGAATGTTCTGGTACGGGCTACGCACGACAGTCGGCAGCTTTTTCTAGGACCGCTGGCGTTGGGTCGAACACCTCTGCGATTGAGTATCCGACAGCCGGCGGTAGCTGGGGTACGATCTCACACATTGGGATCTTGGACGCTGTAAGCTCTGGTAATCTGCTTTATCACGCTGCACTTTCTAGCAGTAAAGCGATTACCACTGGTGATATTTTTAGAATTCCCGCCGCTGATCTTACGGTGACAATGACTTAATGACCGACACTTACGGACAAGGCAATTTCGGTGTCGGACTGTACCAGCCACCCGTTGACAACGGCTACGGGTACGCTCTTTACGGCACTGGAGTTTTCGGCTCTGTCACAATTAGGATTGATGGCTCTGC